AATTTGATTTAGCGGACATACCATACAGGGAATGAACATCTTCAATCCATATATATGTAACTTTCTGGTTAAATAACCAAATAGCTATATCATACGTGGTTGACTTGTTCAGGTCGCAGAAAGCTATATATGTAGAGTCAGTTCGATCTAATACACATATAGCTCCATTGCTACCTGGGTCTATACCGCAGATTCTCATTTAGAATAAGTTTACTTGCTGGGCAGAATCATCAGATTGATTAAAGATACTAGCTGATGTGCTAGGAGTATTTTTAACCAAAGATTTAGAGGATTTGTCAATAACAATTCCTACATTTTTCTTAGCCCATTTATCAAAGACTAACGCATCAGAATTATTATGCATTTCTTCAGCAGATTTACCCTCGGCATTACCAAAGAACTTACATTCATTGATAGATCTAGTTTCGCCTGATGGGACGTACTCTCCTGCATCATTTTTAACATTTTTATTCTGAATTATTTGATGAACAGCTACAGTAATAGTACTATTAAGTAAAGGTATAATTACTGGGCGTTCTTTAGGTATTTCTTTACGCTCATCGTAGTCGTAAATTAAAACCATCTTCTTCTCCGTTTTATCTAAACAAGCAGATAAATGAGTATCCGCTGCGGCTACACAGAGAGAGTTTGCTGTGGAATAGCCAGGTAAAGGATATGACTTACCAGCTTTTTCGTAGTAAGTTTTATTACCTTTTGCATTACCTGATTTAATGTAGAATGCTTCTTTTAATTCTTTTCCATCTGAATTTTCAAGTACTACATTAACACTAATTGCACCAGATTTTGCTTGATCTAGATATGCCATTTTTACGGTGGCTTTGTATACCCCAGATTCCCATAGGTATCCTCCTACGGACTCTGTAGATACTTTTTCAACATTTTTTGGTAAATCCCAATCGGACATTTTGTTCCTTTTGAATTAAATTATTATTAGTTATTATTGTTATTATTATTAGTATTAATTAAGCTTATTGGTTCCTTTCTAGATAAGGGTTTACTAGTTCTATACTCATCAGCGTGAGTATGTGCACAGAAAAACATACCGAACTCAACCACATAATCTTCATGTAGGAGTTCTCCACAGTATGCACAAGGTAATTTATTTGTCATGAGTTACTCATGTAGTCTATTCTAAAATTATCGCCTAGAAGTCTTCCTGCATCCATCCATGCAGACTCGCCTTTTGCGTCAACTTCTTTTTGCACATGCAAGGGTAAATCTTCGAAAAATAATATGATTCCGTAGAATCTATTTATTAATTTGTCTATTCTTTTTTCTTTAGTGGTCATGTTAGGTTTTTATGAGAGTGTGAGGAAAGTACCTTGCCATCTTAGTTATTCTGCACAATTTGCAGAGCATAAGGCATGAATGAACTTATACAGGAGTATTAGCTTCTTTCTAAGATTACTCACTAGCAAACTTTACCTGGATTGTACCAGGATAGGAGGACACTAGCAGTTTAGACAAGGTACTTAGATTTGATTAGTTAGTAGTGCTTAACACTACGAGTGCAAAAAGGGCACACTTAGCATACTATTTATGTTTATTTAAAATAGCATTATAAGAAGCGACATCATGAACAGTATCTCCTAGTATCTTTATATTAGTATCAGCACAATTTATATTTGTTTGCACATCATCATGTTGCAGCCAGGGGTTAGCATGTAAGATAGCTCGCTTTAAAATATCTAAAGTCAGTTCCCAGAGTATATTCTCAAATACAGGAATATCTGGGTGAACTCTAGCTATTATCCATACATCATCTTGGGTTACTGTAGATTGACCTAAATATTCTAATAGTAAGTCTATCTGATCATGACCAGACATATCAAAAGAATTGAACCGCAACATAAAGATTTTACCGGTTAAATTGTGGAGGTATTTTACTAAAGTAACGAACGAATAAATCCCGTGCTTGCTCACGTCTACGCTTAGCTGCTGCTGCTTTATTACGTCTAATTTGTGAGGCTTTAACTGCTCTAATAATATCGTAATTAGCAAATACTTTTTTCATAGCTATCCTTTACTTATTATTGTATGCTCGGTTATGTGCGTTATAATAAAATCTTTGATGTTTTTTAAGTGCAATTAGGGCACATTCTTTTGAACAATATCTTGTTCGTTTATGTTGTTCATCAACATCATTAATAATTAATTCATTACAGATGGAACAATTTTTACGCATAATTGATTTCCTCTATTATAGTTGATTAGCTAATTCTCTTAAAAATTTTTGTAGATTAGCATTATTATCAAGTATATCTTGTGCCTGAGCTTTTTCTAGCTCTATCTCAGATATTTTTGGTTGCAATAATTCCTGTAATCGGATTATTTCTTCTGTATTCTGGGAGATAACATTAATTAATTCTAAAAATGTAGAATCTTTTACCATTTATTTCTCCAATAAAATTTTAATATTATTTCATTCTTTTGCTACGTTTATACTCTTTAATTGCCCCCTCAGTAAATGCTAGTAGAATTATTAAAAGGGGAGTGGTGTATAGAGGTATCAGTATTAACCACCATGGCCAATCAGTATAATCTGATAGTTTAAGTCCTATGAATAGAATAGTTAATGCACTTGCAAATTTCATGCTACTCTGTATTTAGAGTGTAGCCCATTTCAACAAGGGCTTGGTTATACGTTGTATCTTCAAAAAGCTCACAGTCCTGATTTTCTTTCCAGAAGTACCCACAGTTTTCCTCCTTTTTGTTATAGAAATCAGTCATGCTTTGACGCCCTGATGGCGTAGCTGTTGAACGATAGCACTGCTTGCGCTTTGGGCAAACTGTACTCGCACACATCGTAATGTCAGGCATGAATACCTCCATGCTTCAGGATTACCTCGTCTATAACTTTAACAGGTACATGACCGTAGACTGTCTTCGTCGGTGTCTTGGGTTGTTCTGCATAAGGCATAAGTAAGGATTCTTTTACTGACGGAAACCCCACTTCAACTGAGCCATATCCAGAGTAGTGGTTAGGACTCTCCTGAACGGACATTTCAAATCCGTCTTTACACTTCACAAGCGGAGTACACCAGTCCGGTTGATTTTTTAATGTGCCTTTATATTTTTTTATGTATTGTTCAATTTTCATCTTGCTCCTCCTTCATAAGCTTCCAGAGCCTGCAAGATGACTTCGTGGCAATATAGTCTGCTAATTCTCGATTTTCTTTTGTATTCATTTTGTCTCCTTTATTATCTCCAAATATTTTTCCAAATATCCTCCATCAACAGTAGCAAAGTATGTTTGCACCTGCGCATGTGCGTCTACTTCTTCGTAGAATACATTTAAAAGTAATTTCACCAGTTTTCTAGCAAAGATTAACTCTTTTTCTATTTCTTCATGTTTCATATTGTTTTTAGTAACTGCTTTGGGTTCACTATAATCGGATATAAATTGCGGCATTGTTCCCTCTACTTTAATTGAGATTATCCTCTTTATAAAAATCAGTTACATACTGGAAAAAGTTTTCATGTTTAATAAGTGCTTTTATAGCTATATCAATAATATCTCCTCTATGTATCATAATGCCTGAACTAGAGAATTGTTGATCTTGGTATTTTTTAATTAAATCTAGAGTAGTTGCCCTAACATGTATTGGTTTATTCGGGTTACTATAAATTTTAGGTCTCCCTGCTTTCTTTTCCATTATAACCTTTTTCTTTTATTTGGTTTAACTTTAAATATCCAATATACCCAGTCTTCATCTTCCCATCTGTTGTGCATAACAGGAGGTACTTTCATTGTATAGTTACCTGTTTTATATTTATGTAATGCTTCTTCGTATGTCATTTTGATTTTTTTTGTAGTTAAGGGGGTAATCTAAATAAAAGCAGACACCCTATGTGAACGGCAGCACTACGCGGCATAGCCCAAGAGTCTTCCTGCTAAGGATGTCTGCTTAATTAATTATAAAGTGTAGTTAACCATAACAAATACTAGTTTATCATCTTTAATAGTAGGTATGGGTACACTGTGGTGCACACATAAGCATATATCCATTAATATGTCATCTTCTTTGGTATATTCATCTGCTTTTACTAGCCCACAATGTGAGCATAAAGTACTAGGATTAAGTATCTGTTTTATATTCTCTTGGTCATCCATTGTATCTACCATATGAAGGAGATTAATCATAATATGTACGCAATCTATCTATAACATATTTTATGTTATTATCTATGTAGGTTTCGTTCATTGCCCACATATCCTTAGGGCTGCTAATTCGTTCATTTACAGTTTCTTTAGTTGCCCTAGTTTGGTACACATGTTTATAGCCTAGATACTCTTCATCGTCAGTAACAGTAAACATATCTGATTTAGCTAAAGTATCTGATAACGAGGATAGAGATAATTTCTTAGTAGATATTACATTAGTGAAAAAACTCTCTATCCCCTGGTTCATTAATGATCCTTTTACTTTTACAAAAGTTTCATTTACCATTTCAGCTTCATTTAATACATCAGATGTGTGAGCTAAAAATATAATATTCTTAGAAGAAGAAGCAACATACTGAGACATTAATACTTTCATAAATTGAGCATAATCACCCCATGCTTTCATGGTATTAGTTGCTGTAAGTACATACTTACTTTCATACATATCCATTAGATATGTTAATGTATCTATAATAATAGTATGTACATCTTGTAGTTTTTCAACTTCTTCTATTGCTTGGTATACTTGTAAGGGATCTGTTACTACTACATAGTATTTACTATTAAATGAATGTTTAAATGGTAGTTTTTTACCATTCTCACAATTTAAATATATAACTCCAGTATCATCCTTTAGGCTCTCTAAACTAGAAGATTTCCCTGTTTTACTTTTCCCTGAAATTAAAATTAAATGATCATTTTGCACTGTTACCTCTTTCTTGATATTTTTTGTTTAATGAGTATAGGATACTATTTTGTATCTGCTGAGAATCTAGTGGGGTCTCTAATGATTGATTCATTGAGGTTATACTAGATTTAATTACATCTAAAGCATACCCTGCGTCTATCATGATCATACCGTATCGGTATAAATGATTAGCTCGGTTACCTTCGATGGTATAAGTTAAGAACCATTTTTCAAGGTTACTTACTCCTTTTGCTGACAAGGAACTATTATTTATATCATTAGATTTTTTAGTTTCAGGTATAAATAAAGTTGCATCAATTAACTCTCCTTGGTTATACATGTATTGACCAGGGTAAGATTCCCATTTTCTTGCAGCATCTTTAGTAGCTGTGTCTACAGGAAATGGTAACCACTTGTAGACATTTGTCATATATTTAGCATAATCAGTAGTTGATAATTTTAGTCTATGCGACATCGGGAATATCAATCTAAACCGATTAACTTCTTCAGTGTTTCTTTTTGTAGTAGATAGTAGAAATGTGTATTTTTCCAAAAGTAAAGTAACAGCACTAATAGATATATCTCCATCACAATCACAAATTAGTAAATCAAATCCTGGAATAGTATTTTCTGTTTTTCTATGCTCATTTATAAAATTATGGGCCGCATAGTGATAACCAGTAGATGTTGTTATGTTGTGCAGATTAGTAAACTTAACTGTATTGGGAGTAAATCTGTATGTTTTATCTGTGCTTGTGCTCACACGTAGTTCATCTATATTGGAGATTTCTAATGTTTCACCTGAGAAAAACTCTATATCGTCGTGGGTGTACTTACGGATGATAATATTGTTTTTATAT